ACCATAATATCTGCCACTTTCAATGCAGACAGAATTGCATTTACCTGAGTAACAACTGTTGCTAATTCAGCCCCAGTTTCTAGGTTTGATACATTAGTAGCTTTCTTCACTCCACCAATTGCACTTGTAGTTGCAGCAGGCAGTGTGTAAGGTTCTGGGATAGTAGGAGTGTTAATCAAATCACTATAATCACCACTATAAGCTACCTTAGCTAAGTCTTGTGTTTCACCTGAAGAAACATTAGCCCAGCCATTAGGACCAAAGTACTTTAATGAGCCTCTAAACATCCACAAATCAAACTTTGATGGTGCATATTCTGACTCAACTATACCATTATATCTTCTCATATTATTTAGTATTATTTGGTTTCTTATTTATTTGTTCTTTCTTTAACTGACTTTCAATTCTTAGCTTCTTATTATCAAAAGCCAACTTCTCGTCAAATTGTCTTATCTTCTCAGCTAGATTGGCTTTAGCCTCTTCACTGAACTCAATATCCTCACTAGTCTCTTCATTAGCATATTTACCCATTTGAGCTATTAGAATTGCAGTCTCATTATCTCTAACATTCATAGTATCCTTTAACTGCATTTCAGCTTGCTTCTGTTGCATTTGAGCTTGAGCTATATTCTGTTGAGCTTGTAGCTGTTCTTGCTGAGCTTTCTGTTGTCTTTGTCTAATCTCCTGCTCATCTTTTTCAATCAATCTCTGTTTTTCAGCTAAGCTACTTGAAGTGTAGAGCTTAGTAATAGTAGAGAAGGATAAAGTCTGAGTTTGAAGTGCAGCTTGAGCTAAAGAATCTAATTTACTATTGAGTTCCTGAGTTCCATTACTATTATCTACAACTAAACCATAGTCAGCTTCAGCAAATTCATCACCATCAATCTCCATTATTCTGGTAGATGTATCTGATAGTATATACTGGAACTTCTTAGACCTACCTTTAAGAGCTATCTTAGCTGTTTCAAGTAAACATTCAAGTACTCTCTTCTTAACATCATCATGTTGAATGAATAACCATTCAGTAATATGTGATGATTGAAGAGTAGCTCTTTCTACACCTCCAACAGTCTCTCTATTACTAATTTGACCTTCTCTTTGTTTAGTAATACCTGCAACTTCAGCCATCTCCATCTTGATAAACTCAAGCAGATTGACTAATTGCTGAATATAATTACCTTGGTCTAAGTTAATACCACCAGTAGAAGCATTGTTAAGTGCACCAGCTAACTTACCACTAGCAGCACCATAGTTACCTTCTTTAAAACTATCCTCTACTAGAACATGATTAACCTTAGCATAGTACATCCATTTATCAACTTCCCAGCCTTTAGGAACCTTAGCTAAATCCATTCTAACTAATGCTCCCCAGTTATTAGCTATAGCCTTATTCAATCTATCATGAATAGTATCATAAAGATAGTTATAAGGCTTCATCATATCTACTAAACTGAAAGGTCTTCCTTGATTTAAGTTATAGATAGAACCTATAATACCAAAGTGACATCTTGATGGATTTGATAGTCTGTTATATTGAACCAATCTAGGTCTCATATTAACAAATATCTCATTACCAATCATAGTACCTTCCCATGCTTCATTAATCCACATAGAGTACTCCTCTTCACCTCTATTTCTATCTATTTCATAATCTTCTGGATAGAAGTTATATTCTTCTTCACCTGTTTCAGGATTGTAAGACTTAACCTTTTTAACCTTTCTCTTTGATTTCCAATATACTCTAAGTACTCTTAGATTACCAGCTAAATCATAAGGAAGAAGTGATGTACCTACACTTTCAGGGAATAAATTAGCAGGGTCAAAATAGAATCCATCTGAAGTTGTAACCTCATCACCAATCATATTAGCATTGACAAAGCCATATCTTTCATCTATATTATCCATACTATCCACAGTATTCTGACCTATATGATCAGGCAAAGACTCAATATACTTAATATCTTGCTGTGTTAGTACATCATACCATGTATCTATAACTCTGCCTGGACTCCAATAGTCCTCAACTATGATAATATCAGCATCTTCTACCTTGTTACTGTAACCTGCTTTAAATACTCTTACTTTAAGAGGATTCAATCTCTCTATTACTGGTTCACCACCTACTATATCACATTGGTAAATCTCTTCACCAACAGCCATAGCATCCATGAAACCCTCATTAAATATAAGAGGAATATCATACTCCTTAATATAATGATTGAGGAGAGCATTAGCTCTAATCTCTTTTAAATCCTGCCATTCATAAGTAAAGTAATCATTGAGCTTTTCAAGCTTTTCATTGAATTCATCTTCACTTTGAGAAGTGTCACTAACCTCTTCTTGGAGTCTTTGTAATAACTCATTCTTCTTATTATTCTCAATCTCTGATATAGCTAGTGGGTTAGTTACAACTACTCTAAAATCAAAGACTCTCTTACTTTCTTCCCCTCTTAGAACATTCAATTTGGAATTCATGATGGGGTAGTGCTGTATTCTATCTGGTATATATCCTGCCTTCAAGTCATCAGGATTCAATACTAGTTGCATATCCTGCATATTAATCTTTCCTCTAAGAAGATTGTAATTAATCTGCTTATGGACAACAGACTTTCTGACAAGACTATAATTAAAGAATGTCTTATTATTAGCCCACAGGACGCAGCTACGTCTCCATGATTTAGTTTTAGCACTGAAAGGCAACATTTGTCTAGGGAAATTGGCAAACTGATTATCCATTATTTACCTCCTTTCCCTCATATCTCCATCTATATCCATAAGCGGATTTAGTAGAGTCTCTACATGCTCTATATATATCTGGTCTTTTTGCTTCTTTATTAAAACTCATATTAGCCTCACTTATAGATTTATACTTTTTAATAAAAACCCAGTCTAGAGAATAACATAAAACTGAAACACTTTTAGCTTTACTAACAGCAGAGTATATTCTCTTTTTGCCTTCTTCAGTAAAGTTTGGATGTCTATTATCATACTTACCCTCTTTTCTAGCTCTTTCAAATCCCTTTTTCTGATTGATAAGAATTAGTTCTCTTTTAGTTTCCCATGTTCTTTTCATCTTATCTGAATGAAACTTTCTTTGTTCTTCTGTAAGATTTCTCATGGGATTAGAATCACCAATATTCTTACCAATACATGATTTACTTATCTTAGTTTTTATAATATTATTCATTGCAGAAGTTCCTTGACCACCATCTGCTACATTATAACAAATACCTTTCTTTCTGTATCTTGCTATAAGTTTAATCTCCAACTTACAAGCAATTTCTTTAGGTAAATTTCTAAAGAGGACTATATGCTCAAATCCATCCCAACCATACTTATCTAAAGCTCTAGTAAAGACTACATTCTTTCTGTATTCTCTACCATGTCTCCACCTTAATTCAGGATTAGAATGTTTAGTGATTCCTACATATACTTTATTGTTAATCTTATTAACATGTAAGTATATTATATATCTATCTTCCATATAACTTCTATTAGATAGTGCAAAAGTAAGTAAAATAATCCACCCATGCAATACCATAAGTGAATTATTTATACCTACTTACACTCTTTACTAAATTTACTGCCTTGTAGGATACCAGTTAATCCTGTTATTATTCATCCTTTTATCATAGTTATCAGTGAAGAATTTATCATTACCAAGATAGTTTCTATCATTAGCTTCAACTCTATCCTGACTAAAGTTTCCCTGATACTGTATAACCATATACTCCCTATACAACATTAATGCAATCATAGATGAAACCCTATCATAGTTACCTAAAGACTCCCATTGAATAGACTCTTGAATAAGTGCTCTACTCTTTAATGTGTACAATCTAGGAATCATGACTTCTCTTTGTTCACCATCTACTTCTTGTACCATAGGTATTGGAGTTAACAGCCAATTCCTATAAAGTAGTCTACCATAACCATTAATAAACTTATTAGCTGCATAACCTTTACTTTGATTACCTACTCCTGGAATCTTTGTTATCTCTTTATCCTTCAAGTATTCTAGTCTGTCACTAAGTAAGTATAGTGAAGACATTCTATTGAAATAAGCAAATAGTCCCTTCTTATTGTTTTCATAGTTATCTCTAGCATTATAAAACATAAGAAGTAGTCTTAACTGTTCATAGTAATCATCTGCAAATGTAGGCCTACCAGTGTATTCAGCTACTATTTCATCAGTCCATAAGTCTAAAATAAATGTAGATTGAAGTGACAAAGATTCCTTGGCATCATCATCATCTACAGGGTCAGTACCTGCAATATATCTATTAGAAGGTATCTTACCACTACTGTCTTTCTTAGGCAATTGGAATATCTCTATACCACCATCAAGCTTATTATCCTTATGAGGAAACTCTCTAATTACACTAACATCACATGGTGTAAATTCAGGCTTTCCATCCTTAATAGTCATTCTACCTGTATAAACATCATCATAGATATTAGGATTAGCATCTAGTTCATTCTTTCTATCACTCAATTGAGCAGCAGGGAATAAAGAAGACTCCTTCCTCATAATAGCCTCTTGAATAGTCAAAGGTCTTTCAGCTACTACTTGAGTTAATCTAGAAGGGTCAGTAGAGTTATACTTAACTATAAACCTCTTATTTAAAATATCAAGTATAGTAGCTACTACATCTGATACACCATCTTTATTATAAAAACCACCTCTATTCAAGTATGCTCCAAAGAAGAATACTGTGTCACCTTTACCATTAGAGTTCTTATCATATAAATTAGGCAATGCATAGATGTTATAACCCTTTGGA